TTTACTTAATAGATCAACATATGTATATTCTTTTGAACCATCTCTATTTTGAAATCTTCCAACGTTTTTAAACATTTGCAAATATGTACCAGTCTTCCAACTTGACTCAGAAGGCTTAAACATTTTTTCTGCTGGATAACTTACTTGAATATCCGCTTCATAAAACATTCTAAAGAATAATTTTAAACCGGCTTCTGTACCTTTGCGACGATAAAGGTCCATGATATTTCTGATTACAAAACGTATTGTTTGATCGTCTTCAATATTTGGCAAATCTGCCATAAATTTCTTTTTGAAATAAACAATCATACTCGCAAGAGTAGTACCAATATCTCTGTATTCAAACATACGACGAGTATTGTATACACCCATGTTTGGTTCTGCTTCTACGAACCTATAATATTGTTCAACCATATCAACGAGCTCTTTACCTTGCTCTCGGTAAATAGCCGGAAATTGGTTTGCGATTTTAAACGCAATATTTTTTTCTACGAGTGTGACCTGATTATCAGCCATTATTTAACCTCGTGCATTGTAACCGTTACGTCATCATCATCAATTAAGAAAATTCTACCGGCTGGTGTTTTAATATCGTCTAATGCTGTCGTTACCATTACGCGAATTCCAGAGCCTTCATAGCCTTCTGTTTTAAATCCGATTAAGTTGATTTCTCCCGTTTCATAATTAATATTCCCGGCAATTGGTTTTACAACCTGCGGGTTTACTAAGTCAGAAGTAACAATTTGAATATTACCTAAACCATCATCTTGGAAAAATGAATCTACGTTGTTGTATTGGAAAACACCACTTTTTACTGCAGGTTTATAATTAGCAAATCCTTTATCTACATCAAATGGATATGGCTTGACAAGCTTTGCATAAAATTTAAATGATGGGCTTTCGGTTTGATTTACTGCAGGACTATAAATTACGTATGGGCAAACACTTGTTGTACTACTAATGATTGCTTCTTCCGATGCGTCAATGTCTTTTGTAAGTTTAGACAATCGTAATGTAACGTCGAAATTATCTAAATTATTTGTGTTATAATTTGCAATTGCTTCGCGGACAAGTACTTCAATTTGACCAGCAGATTTCTTTGTAACTTTTGGATTGTAATAAACATCTACATTTACGCATCCATACATAAATTCAGAATCAATAAAGATTGGCTCAACTGCAATTGGTGATTTATCTTCTAAATAAGCAATGTATGCGCTTGCTAAAGTATTAGATAAACCTTCTCTGCCTTCACCAAGATAAACAGAAATCGCAACTTTACCAAATTGTGGAGGTGTTAATTCTTCACCACCGTAAGCGGAAATTGCTTTGATTTCTGGGAATTGAGTTTGTAATATTACTTCGTAATCTTTCGTTGTAACAGCGCGTTCTTGAATCTGTAAAGACTTAGGAGCATAATAACGAATACTTTCTAATGACTCTCTTTCTGCACCACCTGCCGCATTCTGTACTGTTACAACTTCCGCAGTAGCGTTATCGCTTGTAAGTTCTAGATTGAAACTAAACGCTCCATTTGCTTCTGGACCTGAAGTAATACGATAACGTACACGAATATCTTCAAATGCTTCTGGCTGTAAACCAAATTTATTGTTACCAAAATAAACTACATAGCGTCCATCATAATATGGTTCTACATAGAATACTTTATCTGTTGCACCTACACCAAAAATATCATTGCGGCGTAAGAAAATATTTGCGTTATCTGTTTCTTCTGCGTCAACAAACACTTCGATAGAATCTGTGTCTGCATTTTCGTTTGTTAAAATAACTCGTAAAACGCCGTCGTCGCCAATAAAATAACCTTCTCTTTCAAATGAGGCAAGCATTTGACCTTCATAAATTTCTACGTCAGTAGCAACAAACGTGTTAGGAGCTGTTTTACGAGCAATCCATGTTTTATCTGTTACGAAATCAAATTGAGTACCTTGGAACGTAGTATTAAACTGTGAATAAGCAGGAATTGTAACTGTTTGACCAACGATTGCAGGATCGACAATTGTTACATTTACAACAGCACGAGCAGATTTACGAGAACGAGGTAAGTAATTTAATTCTTTGGCATGAGACATTACTGAGTTTTTCAAGACAGCCGAGTCAAGGAACATCTCATTGATTGCCATATTAGAGTAAAAGTTATTTTGAAACGTATTATATGCTAATACATCTAAAAATACGCTCATATTTGAGCCTTCAAAGTTATAATCTTTGAATTGTGTTTGGCTTCTCAGATAATCTTTAAACTGAGCCTTAATAGTCTCAAAGTCTAATTCTGAAATATTTAATTTGGCCATTTACCTAGTCCTCTCTAAGAATACATCAAGCTCGATCGGCTGTTCAACGTTCTTGACATAAAAAGTAATTTTGACATTTACTGCATTTTCATCTAAGTTACCAGTAACTGAAACATTTTGTAATTCTGCTCTTGGTTCATAAAGATTAATTGTTGTTTCGATTTGATCTTGCAAAGTTTTAAGAACAGAAGGAGTTAAGTTTTCAAAAAGCATTGCAGTAACGTTTCCACCGAGATATGGCTGCATAAGCCTTTCACCTCTATCGGTAAGAATAAGATTTCGAATAGATTCTTTAACTGCATCTTCGTCTTTATTTACGGTTAAATCGGCCGACAGCGGGCTAATCTCAAGATCTTTTTTAAAATCTGAGTAAATAGAAATCTTTTTAGTATTATTGGTAAATAATCTTGCTACCATTATTGTTTCTCTTTATCGTTTATCCCAAGATCTTTCCGGGCCAATATCTACATGAACAAAACTGTTATAAAAACCAATTCCTCTAAAACCAGTTCTGCGAGCCAAATTTACAAACTCTGTTAACTCTGGACTTCTTGGCGAAAATCCTGGCCAAGTTAAATCAACTGCGTTGCCTTGCATATGTTGAGATTGCTTAGCCCCTCCAACTGCAGTATTATATTGTTGACTTCTAAACGCACTATTTACAATCAAATGATTCTTAACTAGTCCTTGATTTTTAGCCTCTTTTTGTAATCTCATCAAAAGAACTTTAACGTCCATGTTTAACATATTCCAACCATCAGAAGCAGGTCTCATATTTACAGTCCACCCACCTTGAATTCTTATTTTATCGTGTGTATTATCCTTAATTTGCTCCCATGAAGGCACACCTTTAATTTCTTCAAGAGTTATAGGACTAACGTTGCCTGCAGCTTCCCATAGCTCCATAGCATTATTTATCATTTCTTGCCTACGTTCTTCTGTAAATCTAATGGCTCCAGCTCGAATGGCTTCTCCAGTAACTCTGTTAGATGCATTCGATAACGTATTAAATACTTCTTCATATCGATCTGCAAAATTATTTAAAGGATCTTTTAATTGTTTAAATAGCCCTTCAATTCCTGCAGCCATTGCGCAGATGCGAGAAATAAGTGCCATAATTTCTTCAAGAGATGGGTTTGCAAATAGACCAACCGCGTAATCAATAAGTGCTTGGATTTTTTCTTTAATTCTTTTTGCATTATCTTCTCCGCAAATTTCTTGCAGAGCAGATTTTTCTTCTTCAACTTTAGTAGCCATTTGCTTTTGCGCTGGAGTTGGCATCGGTAAAGGACCTGTAAATGCCTCTATATCAAAGTTTGCGATTGATTGGCAAACTTTTTGAATTGCTTTTTCAACCATTTCTCCAACTTTTTCTTTAATTGCTTCAATTAACGCCTTTACTTTAATCGCTTCAAACGCAGCTAAAAGCTCGTTTTTAATATTTTTAATTCTATTAATAAACGCAAAAACATCTTGAACAAATCCATCTATTGCTCCAAGTATATCAAAAAACGCATCAACTGCTGCATATATACTATTAAACAGCCCACAAAATCCACCCAATACGCTGTCTGCAAAATCACCATTATAGTAATATTCGAGTTCTCTTAAAAATCTAGAACCTTGCGCATTACTTGATGCAATAGCAGTAGCAGGACTATAGTTTTGATCTTTTAAAAATGCTGCCCATTCTAAAGGTGTAATTAGTCCTTTTTCTAATCTTTTATTTAAGACAGGATAATCTGGAAGTTGGTTTTGAATATAATCTCTTTGTAAGAAATCATTATTAATTTTTTGAACCGTATCATAAAAATCTGGATATCTTTTTGAAGCAACTACTAACGGGCTAGTATTAATATCATTTACAATATTTTCTTGAAACGCTTTTTCAAAAGCAGCGATTTGAGCAGTAGTAAATTCGCCGTTTTGCGACGTCGGTTGATCTGCAACTTTGTTTCGTTCATAAACTGATTGTAAACAGCTAGTGCAAAGCCCTTTACCCGGTTGACATGTACAAGCCATTATCCCGCACCTCCACTTATCGCTGCATCATGACCGGCTTTTACCGCGTCAATTGCATCTAAGAATTCTTGAACTGTTGTAAGAGCTCTATTACCAGCAGAATCACCTGCATATTTACTTCTACCAGCATTTGGTCCAGTAACTAGTGGTAATGAAGCCCACTCACTTGCAAGATTATTTGCAAATTGTTCACGAGTAATTTCTCCGTCCACGAATCTTTGTAGTCCTCTCTGATTCAGTAATACAATCGCCATTTTATCTTGGTTTTCTGGGCTATACAAATCGCCAGCAGACAAACCGGCTCTAGTGTATAAAGGATTGCCTGGACCTGCACCACGATCGTTGTTATAACCTCGTAAAGTATCTTCCATAATTTGGTAACGACCAACTGCTTCTGAAAGCTGGAAGTCATCAATAGATTCCTGCCAATCAAGTATTTCTTGAATTGTCATGCGTGTAATACGTTTTGTTGGATATCTAGATTCAGATATTAATCCAGAAATATCGTCATAACCTTGGCTTTCTTTATTACCAATAAAGTCAAGCAACGGTGTAACTGCACCTTGCGTTGCAGCAGTAACATCACCAAGTGTATTTGTTGTACTACCAATTGCCGTACCACCTTGAGTATGATCTAGCGCAGAATAACCTGAGCTTCCCAAAGATCCTGGATTATCTCTTGGAAGAATATTTGTAGATTTTGCGACTGGTTCTGGAGCAACAACTTTTTCTGCATACCAAGCGATTTCAGGTGTAGCTGAACCAGGAATAAACGGTTGCTGACCAACAGGTGGAAGAAGGAAATCTGCTGTGGCAATTGCAGTGGCTGCTCCAGCAGTTGATGGTCTAGGCGGAGTAGGAGGCGCCAAATTAACAAGCCCACCACCAATATTTGCAATAGGAGTATTGATATCAGTCGTAACTCCGCCTGCCACCGCTACACTAATACCCGCATCAATATCGGTATTAATGGCTGAAGAAATAAATGTAGAACCAGCTGATTTAGCATTCCATGTTGTCGTAAGCTGATTAATTGTTAACGCAGATAAGTTCATTTCAGCAACTGATTGAATATTTACTTGTGTTAATCCTCTTAAGCCAAGCTTATCTGTAGCGTCCACGAGAATTTTTTCAGCTTTCATTGAAATAGCGCCATATTGTGCAGAAGCTAAATCACCGCCAGATAGCTGCAATTCTTTATTTGCGTTAATTGATAATGTACCAGCGTTTGCATTTACGCGGACATCACCACCTCGAATAGAAACCTGTTCACCGGCTTGATGAATTGATTGTCCACCAACAGAAATCATATGGTTACCGTGAACTAAAGTTTTTAAATCACCTTCAATTTCTTCTATTTTATCGCCTCGAACATATACATAACTATTACCCATAATTGTAACAGTACTCATGCCGCCAACAACTACGTGCTGTTTACGATCCATAACATCGAAATGATCGCCGACTGTTTTATTTGTTGTTGTGCCTCTTGCGTCTATTTCTATAAATGAACCAGATTTATGAGTAACAGTAATGCGTTCGCCGCCTGGAGTATCATCTAACTCAATGCTGTGCTCAGCTGTTTCCCAAATTTTGTTGTGAGGATATTGTGTATTATATGCAGAAGATGGCTGATCCCATTTTTCATCAACGCCAGCAATTTGTACATCAACAGTTCTACCCATTTCTTGAGTAAGAACTGAAGTTTCTTGAATATATTCACCACGCAATTTTCTAGATTGTTGAGGTTGAGCTGCGTCTTGAGGTGTTGAGCCTTGCGCAAGCTGATTACCGTCTTTATCTGGAATAAAACCCCAGCCGTTTTTGTCTGGATCTACAATTGTAGCATATTGTGTCGGAATAAGACCAAGCACCATTGGCTCTTGCGCATCGCGACCATCTAAAAATACTCCAAACACCCAGCTATTAAGACTTGGTATATTATTAGGACTATAATCTCCTTGGCAAACAATAGCCCAAGGCAGCATATCTGTCGGAACTTGTTTATTAGTTCCATGTACGCCAAAGGCACGTACTTGTACTCGACCTTCTTTACGAGGATCTACGTTATTTTCAATCGCACCTATAAAAAATAAAGGATCTTTAATTCCTACACCGTGTTCCATTATGTATCCTCTGGTATTTCTTCAGTTGTTACGGGAGTATTTCCAGAACTCCAATCAAATTTAACTAATTTTAATCCAGTACTTAATACGTCATCTTTCATGTGGTGAGATGTAGTTTGTATTAAGTACTTTCCGCCTAACGAATCGTTAACCGCAACACCATTATCATTTAAAGTTTTCATATCTAAATTAATTACTTGACCTGGTCTAAGATCTAGTCTGCCTTTTAATGTTACACCTAAAGAAGTATTATTTAAATGGTGAAAGTAAGATACTCTGTTGTGTACAATATCGGCATAATGCTTTTCTTGATGCAAGTTAGATGGAAGATCGCCCGGTTTTTGATAATTTTTAAATACCATAAATCTTCTAGCATTTTCTTTTGTAAATATATCTTTTCTAAATTGTTCTGTATGTGGATTATCAGCAATATCTCTTGGAGTGCCATTCATATCCACATATCTAGCATCATCAAAACTAAATTGACTAATATTAAATTCTCTTCTTACAAGATCAACTTCTACGACCTCATTTCTATAAGAACCAGAATTTACGTCTACACCAACATCAATACCTTTAGATAAAACAGTCAGCTCTTCTATTCTTCCAATTTGTGATTCAGCATTTTCAGGAGTGAGAGGAGCTTCAGGCGCATAATATAAAGTTGGAACAGACCTTATTCCTTTTAAGAAAAACTCATCTGTACAAAAATAATAATTTTCAAGTGTTTCAAAAAATCTAAAAGTTTGAGATGGGCTGTCCGCGTTATAACCTCGAGCGCATAAAAAATGCATAGCATCTGTTGGGCTTAAATCTGGAATTATTACTCTGGCTATACCTTGAGTAGGCTGCACAACAAAATTTCTTCCTGTTGGCTCATCACCTTCTAATAAAGGAATTCTTACCGAAGCCATCGGTAAAGTTCTGGTGTTATCTTTAGGATCTAAATAATCAGACTGTCCTGTTGGAGCAAAGTACAATTGAAATATTGTTTTTGCAATTGTACTAATCGGCGCTCTAAACGGCAAAGTAATTTTTCTAACTGAAGCATTAAAAGAGGCTTCAGAACAAAAATGCATTTTATAGATTACTTTTTTAGAATCAGACGATGGCTGAATACTTCCTATTCTATAAATGCGAGCTTTAATTTTTACTTCGGTACCCAAATCAAAAGATTTAATCCAAAGCTCTAAGCGCTCTTCTCCTCGCAAAGGAAATCCTTCGAGTAAATTCGCACCATCAAGCACAGACAATTCTCCCTGCCAAGCTACATCATTCATAGACTGATTTATAGAAAATGAATAGATGAAGTTTATGGAGATATCTTTTAATACAGTTCTGTCATGCGTAGTAATAATAGCTTTCGTTATTTGTACGCCTGATGGGCTAAACTCTGCCATTAACCCTGCCTTATTTTACGCTGGTGTTGTTGCTCAATAATAGGTATATATGCTCTATCAATTAAGTAAATTTCTTTTTTGTTTTCGTTCTCATATGTTTCTTGATCGTAAACCTTCCAAGGTTTCCACTCGTCAGGAATAATACGTTTAATGATAATCTTACGACCTTGTTCAGTACGAAGAATTACTCGGTCTTCTTTACGTAAATAAATTGTTTGGAAAGATTCCGGTGCAAGTTTAATAATATCTACTGCCATCTATTACACCTCTCTATAATAATAGATGATATTATCACCATTATCTTCTCTTGTCCATTCAACTACGTCATCACCAACACGACCAGATTCAGCTCCGTACTTTTCAATAAGATAATTGTTAAAGTCTGCTTCAGCCATTGGCCACTGATGATATGGATCTAAAATGTTGTTTGACATGTAAACAACCCACGTGTAATCTGTAGACCCATAGTAATAGTTCGCAATGTCTTCTGGCCTTTCACCTTCTTTTACAGTAAAAGGTAAATACAGAGAAGGATTTTCCGCAACAATTCGTGTAAAACTGTTGCGTCGAGTAATATCTCGAACTTTATATCCTTCGTATTCTATTGTTGGAAAACTTTCAAAATATTTAGCCATTTTAATTGCCTCCCATGTCTTCTAAATCATCTAAAAATGCGTCAAGACCTGCATCTAAATCAGTAAGATAGTCATCAGCGGTTTCGATAGCCAATTCTTGCATAGTCATAGAAATAGTTACGCCAGCAGGTTTACCACCAGCCATAATTGCAAGATTTCCTCCTGCCGCATAATCTACAGTCATGCTTTGAATTAAGCATGGTTTAAATTTCATATAAGCATCTTCATCTATACCAATTAAATATGGATAACAAACTCTAGGATATTTTAGAAACGCCCTATCAAAAGGAACGCCCGATAAACTAAAACTTTCTGTTTCTGGTAAAACAGATTTTTTTAAAATTGCAATAATTTTTTTAATTTGCGCAGAGTCTGCTCTATTGTTTGGATATAAATCCCAACTAAATGAATGGCTTCTTAGTTGAACACCTTCAAAGGCTAAGGTTTCTTTTGGGTTGAGAATAGAGCCCGTGGCTAAGTTAATAGAATTACCCATATCGCCAATTAAAGGTGATACTTTTGCTAGAACATATTTTGTCGCTTGGGCAACCTCTCCAGTCGACGCACCACTTACATTTTGAATAATACCTTTAATTTGTCCAACTATGCCTCCGTTTTCACCGCCTCCGCCTGAAGTAATTGCTGCTGCAATCTGAGCGCCCGCATTTTGTAAAGCAGCAGCTCCGCCTCCAAATGCTTGTCCTAAAGTACTATCTCCACCGCCAGTTGCGTCCGTTAATGCTGTTGTGATTTTTTCTACAAGTGGATCTCTAGAAAAACCATTCAGCATAATGTTTGTACTGTCTTGCAACTGTTTTGGAAAAGGAAGTTCTACCGATTCCTGAG